GTAGAAAACTACCTATAGGAGAAAAAAATGGCAACAACAATCGGTCTACAGACCAGTGTCCCACACCCAAAGAATCAGGGTGGTAAGGGAGCAGACCAACCACGTTCTGGTTTTCAGAATGTAACTCAAGCAACACCTCGCGCTGGTGCTACACCAGGTGCATCCCCAATTCTTTATGGAAAGCAACCTGGTGGACATGGTGGAGCAAGCACCACAGTTGGAAAACCAATCAAGTAAAGTTAGTGAAAAGGAAACGAAATGACATCAGGCGGACTCAGAACACCTAATAACCCCGCCGTATCTTCGGGTCCTGGCTCATTATCACAACGCACCGACGGCGGTCCTGCTGGAAAGCAGGCCGCTCGTTGGATTGCGGGTGGTGATTATGGAGATGGTGGCCTTATGGGCCTACAGCAAGGCGCACCAATGGCCGCATCTGGTACACCTGGCTCAACCCCAGCACCATCAGGACAACAAGGCATGCCCGCTCCAGTTGGTCCAGCAGTTACACCTTTGACAGTACCCACACAACGTCCAGACGAACCAGTTACATCTGGTGCCGATTCTGGTCCAGGCCCAGGCAGAGAAGCACTTAGACTTCCACCTACGGCGGCTATTGGCGGACAAACCGCAAAATCTATTATTCAAGGATTGGCACAGAGCCCAGCGGCTTCACCAGTGCTTAAAACGCTTGCTAACACTTTAGGGAGTTAATTTATGAGTGGCACTATGCCTCTTCCACAATCTCCCCAAGACCAAAATGTTCAAACGGCAAACAAGATTACATCCGATGCTGGCAATGCTGTACGTCGTTATCCAGATGTAGTCGCAGCCACTGTTGCTGCAAATAACCCCAATATCACAGTTGGTGCTGTGGCTGGTGCAGACCTTGCTACAAAAGCCCAATCTGTTGTACAACACCAAGTTGATAACAACTCTGGTGGCATTTTGCATGATGCCCTTAGCGGCGTTGAAGATATTGCATCAAAAGTTACAAAGACTGTGACTTCTGTACCAGGCGTTAGTACCCTTTTACAGTGGGCAAATAAGCCACTTCAAGAGATTCAAAAAGATTACAAGTTTATCAGTGCCGTTTATGCCAAGCATGGTGTAGCACAAGGACTTCTTGCTACTCTTGGTGTTCTTGGTTCCGCTACTGCTGGTGCAGTATTTAGCGGTGGAGACCCACTTGGCGCCGTTGCAGGCGCAGATTTGGCTATGGCTGGCGAGCGCAACCTATTTGGTCGCCTTGTTCCACAGTACCATGATGCTTTAATGATGTCAAATGACCCAAACTACAAAGTTTCTGCTGGTCGTGAATTGGCAACTGGTCTCAGTAACATTCCAGGCCTTGGCACACTACGCGATACACAGCATGGCATTGGCCAGTTTATTTCTGGCGCTACTGATGCCGCGGCAGACCTTGAGTTTGACCCAGTAATTATTGGGGGTAAGGTTTCTTCTGGCATTTCTTCTGGCCGTTTTATTCAACCAGCAAAAGATGCAGAAGGTAGTTTTGTTTTTCAAGAGATGGCCGATGGCACCAAAAAGGGTATTTTAATTCCAACGGAAGATTATGCCCAGTCTGCTTCTGGTATTCAAAAGTGGTTGATTCAGCGCGCTGGTGTAGCAACTAGCCCACAGCAATTGCTGGATATGTATGACCTTTACAAATCACAGAATCCTGTTGCTGGCACAATTAACCGTCTTGCTGGTGGTTCCAACATTGGTAATGTGGGCCGTGCCTTAGATGATATTGGTGCCACTAAAGACCCTACCGAGATTGCAACTAAATACCCTCAACTTGCTAACCAGGTAACTCAAACAGTTATTAAGGACCTTGCTAATACATCTAATGGCCGTGAGGCTGCTCAAGTTCTTGGCCAGTCTTTGCACTCTGCTGACTTTGCAGACAATGTGGCAGTTTCCGCAATTAACAACCTGGTTTTGCCAACGCGCACATTTGCTCAAGCACTCGCTGGCAATGTTGCCAAAAAGATTTATGATGCCGCTGGCGAAACTACAGCCAACGAAGAGCGTAACCTTCTACTTCCCAAGAAAGTTTATGTTACAGACGCAGAAGGCAACCGTTTACAGGACGCAAATGGCTACAACCAGACTAAGATTCTTCAAGGTGGATTGCTTAATGGCAATGTAGCCAATGCTCTTGCTGGTAAGTTGCGTACATTTACTGGATACAAAGCGCTTTCGGTTAACTCTAAGTTAATTGCGCAATCTGGTGACGAAATTGACTTTAATGACCCAAGTGCATTTGAGGCTATCTACAACATGGCCCGTTATGCGCTACCACGTAATCTTGCCCTGGAAAAGACATCTAAGATTGTTCTTAACCCAGACCTTAATGAGAAGATGGCCGACTATGGCGAACTTCTCAAAGAGATTGTCAAGACTGCTGGCATTAGAGATGACTCCAACCTTCTTGACCATGTAATGTCTTTTGCCCAACGTGTAACCATGAATGGTGCACCAGTAAGAGGCATGTATGCCGCAAGCCATACTGCTGACCCACTTCTTACCAAGGTACACCAAGGTGTTACAATCAGTGGTGATGAAGTGCCATTTGGCAATAGTGCACCATGGGTGCCAGACCAAGCGATTCCTCGTACGGTTCAAAACATTGGTATTTGGACCTACCATGAAGGTGGAAACGGCATTATTGACTTTAAGGCACTTCGCAAAGAGGTTGCCAATGCCAATGTGTACAACCGTCTTTATAACGGTGCAGATGATTTCTTTAGTTATTACACCGAAAAAATCTTTGCTCCACTTACATTGCTTACCTCTGGTTTTGGTATCCGCGTTGCTTCCAATGAGGCGTTACACCAAATCATCCGTTTTGGACTTGGTGATTACCTAGAAAACTTCCTCGTTAGTCGCGGTATGCGCTATGGCACGAGACTTGAAAAGGCTCAAGTTCGTGAAGCAGCATCCAAAGTCACCGAAGCGGCCACAGATGAAGACCTTAATGGTCTTAAAACTGGCAAGCCAATTCGTCGTAACTCTGTTACAGAGTGGTTAGATAGCAAAGCCAAAGAAGCGGCCTTTATTGCCAAGCGTCCAGTTGGTGCTGTTGCTTACAAGATTACTCCTTATTTTGCAAAAGATAAGTTAGAGTTTATCCACAAGTTCCAGCAACAATACGCTGGCATGACCCTTCCTGCCGCATCTGCATCTAACCACCTTGCCCAGTATGGCAATGCGATTGATGAAGAAATTGACCAGGGTATGAAACAACTTACCCACAGTCGCGTACCTGGCCAAAACTTTTACGACCTTTTTAGTCGTCAAGACCCACAGTTTAATCGCCTTTGGGCTCTTGGTACTTCTAAATTGCGCAATGAGCAGATGGCTCGTGATATTGCCAAAGACTATTTGGACCATGTTCCTGGTGGCTTAAAGCACGCCCCAGAATGGGACACACTTACGCAAGACCAAAAGTGGCAAAAGATAGCCGACCTACATACAGTACGGGTTAAGAACCCAGATTTGTATAAGGTTGAACGTGCCAAGTTGGTTGGTCTCAAACATGAATATAGTGACCTTGATGATTTTGCAAGTAATCAGGTTTCAGATTTCCGCCGCCAAACAACTGGTGCAGACGGAACTGAGCATCTTTCGATTATGCGCAACATTAAAGATGGTAAGCCAACTTATACCAAAGACCTTAAAGAAATTCCAGTTAATCAGAAACCACTGGCGGTTATTGGTCGTTTCAATACGCCAACAACCATTAAACCAATGGAACGCATTATCCAAACTGGTTATAGAACTTTTAGTAATCCAATAATTGATTCTATTTCTCGTGAACCTATTTTCAACCACTACGCTTTTGAGCAATATCGTCAATTTAAGCCGATGGTTGATGCTGGTTTGATTACGGATGATGATGCGGTACGCCTAGCGGCCCAAAATGGCGCCAAGCAGATGATTCCGCTTATCCACAACCCACCATTGCGCTCACAGTTTGCAATGATTCACCGTAACGTGATGCCGTTCTACTTTGCACAGGAGCAGGCGCTAAAGCGTGTTGGTCGTCTCATTCAGACCAATCCACAGGCTTTTCGCGACTTCCAGATGATTAACCAAGGGCTTAATAACCCAGGGTTTGTTCACACCGATTCCAATGGAACCAAGTACATTGTTTACCCACTCATTGGTGAGTTCGGAAACAGCGTTGCTCGCGGACTTAATGCTCTTGGGTTTAAACAATATGTTGGACTTCCATCATCTGTAACTGGTAGCACTTCGTCGCTTTTGTCCGTATTGCCTGAAATGAAACTTTCTTCAATAGGACCATTTGCGAACTTGGCTCTTACAGAAATAACCAAGATGTTCCCAGCACTTGCTCCAGCAGATAACGCCCTTACGGGTGGCTATCCTGCAACAGATTGGATTAACGCTTTACTTCCAAATTCATCTATTCGGGATTTATATAACGGCTTTTCAATGGATGATAAGGAAACAACGGTTCACAACTCATTCCTTTCTGCTGTGGCAGCGGCTTACTACCATGGCGATATCCCAGATGGTTCAAATGGAACTTTGTCTTATGCGCAAATGCCACCCGCCGAACAGCAAGCCATTATGGACAAAATTGAGCACAACGCCCGAACAAACTTGTTTGTTAAGGGTATTTTGGCTTTCTTCCTCCCGTTGTCTCCAAATGTTTCCAACGACTACTACAACAAAGACCTACAAACACTGCGGTCTGAGTTTGTAACCATGACACTTCCAAAGTCTCAAGGTGGTCAAGGACTTGACCTTAAAACTGCTACGGCAGAGTTTATGGACAAGTATGGTGACCGTAGCGTGGTTTACACCACATCCAAGACAACATCTGGTGCTGGTGGAGCGGCTTTACCTTTGGCAGATAGCACGCTTCAATGGTTGGCGACCAATAAGAACATTATGGCATCCAATCCAAATGGAGCAGCCTATCTTGTCCCACAAGTTGCTGGAACGCCAGATTCACTCAAGATTGAACAGAAATTGCTCACGATGCACCTTCGTGAAACGCTGGCTCCAAAAGACTTTTTGACATCTGTATTTGTTGCAAAAGGTTGGTCTGATTTGGGCCCTTCTTTGGCAGATTACGAGAATGTTTTGAAGAGCGCTCAGGCTACAGGCAATCGGGTTGCCCAAAATACTGCTACAACTGTTTGGAAAAATGTTGTTGCCCAGTATGGTGAAAGCAACCCCATTTGGTATGCTGACTATTTGAATCCGACTCGGACAGAATATGCCAAAAAAGCATTGACAGATTTGCAGACGTTAAATGCAAAGAATCAACTTGGCAATTCCCCACAAGCCCCTGGAATACAGCAATTGTTGGCAAGTTATGCAGATTATCATGCTTTGCTACAGCAAAACACCATTGACCATGGACTTCGGTTTACACCAGAGTATTCACGGATTAAAAATGCTTGGTTTGATTATGTAACAAACCTTGCTGTAACAAATCCAGAACTTGCAAATGTTATTAACGGCGTATTTAAGAAGGTGACCTAATGAGTGGTAGTACACCAACGGTACAAGTAAGCAATACGCCCATTAACCCAAATGCAAATACTGCAAGTGGCACATCTGCCTTTGGGCAGGGGTATGCCGCCGCAAATGGACAAACTAGTTCAATTGGTGCAAATGGACTTCCCGTAAGCCTTAACTACCAACCAAAAACTGTAAATACCACTTACGAGACGCAAACATCCCCACAAGATGTTGCATCTATCGTTAATTCTGCTATGCAACAATTGGTTGGTCGTTTGGCTACGCCAGAAGAAATTGCCACCTATGGTCAAGAACTTCTTGCGGCTGAAAAGGCAAACCCTGGTTTGCAACACAGCCAATTGAATTACGACCAGAATACAGCAAAACCATTTACGCAAACTGGTTCTATGCTTACCCAGGGTGTAGACCCAACATCATTTATTCAAAACATTATTCGCGGTACAGGCGAAGCACGGCAATACAACATTGCTGGCACATACATGAACGCTCTGCAAAACATGGCAGACCAGTTTAAGGGGTCATTTAGTGGCTGATAAAAAGAATGTTAAGTCACAAACACTTTCCTACAATGACATTTATTTGCGCCTTGCTCGCGCCAAGGAACAACTGCAAAATTTCAATCCCAATGGTGACCCAAATGATTTGAATTTAATTTCTGCAAGCAATCCTAAAGTTAAAGATTTACAGGGACAAATTGCCCAATTACAAACACAACTTCAAGAGGCAACCCCAACAAGTCAATATACGGCTGAGCAGGCTGGTGCCGCATCTGCGGCGATTGTAAAGATTCGTGAACAACGCAATCAGTTGATTGCTCAGGGTGAAGATGCAAATAGTCCCGAAATCCAAAAGTTGGCAAATGAGTACAAGCAACAAAATGCTATCTATAATCAATGGCAAAATGACCAACAGGGTATTGACGAATTAAAGAAAAATGCCGATGTTTATGTTGCTCAACAGAATACCGCGCTTAAAAATAAAAATGCAACAAATTTACAAAATAATTCGGATACTGCGCAGTTGGCCGCATTGCAAAAGCAACGCGATATCGGAGTACTATTTGGTGAAGACACTTCAAAAATAGATGCCCAAATTGCATCTTTGAGTAAGGGTGTTGGAACCCCCGCAACTGGCGTTGCCGCTAATCAAAATACTGGCGGTACGGCACAGACACTCAATGGTCAAAGTTCTAGCGGCAAAAGTACTGGTGGTAAAACTCCAGACCAAGTAACCCACGCGGGACAATTAGGCACTCCGTCTAATGCGCCAATGGGCGAAAACTCTGGCTGGGATGCCGCTACAACTAATGCTGAGCAGAAGTCATTTATCCAAAAATATGGCGGAATTGCAGCCTGGGCTGCTGCCACACCATGGATGGAAAACTACCTTAACCAAGCCATCAAAGGTGGCTGGACTGCTGACAAGTTTACTCAGGCTATACATGCGGACCCAAATTGGCAAAAAGTTGGACAGTCTACACGCGATTACGACACTGCTTTTTATGGTAATGCGCAGGCTTGGGCACAGCAATACAACGATAAGTTAAAGTTGCTTCAAGAGTCTGCCCTACGTCAAGGTTATGACCCATCTATCTTTGGTCAATCACTTGGGGATAATCCAACCCCAGACCAGATTAAAGCCGCCGCCGCTGGCAACAGCGGAACCAATACGTTCTTACAGGCTTATTTTAGCAATACGCCAGACCAGACAACACTTGACCGTTTTGTGGCTTCTCACGCTTCTATCTCCACCCAGGCTGACAAGTTTACTCCAGAAGGTAAGTTGGCTACAACTGCCGCTGGCCTCAAGCAATACGCACAACAATACGGTATTAACCCAAATACGCTTCCATCCCAATGGACTGGAGCCGCTGGACAAGGCAAGGCTACTGGTGACTGGTTTACCAGCACGGCTGATGCTATCTCTCAAGGCTATACAACCCTTGATAGCGAGCAAGCCGCTATGCGTACCAAGGCCGCTCAACTCTACAAGCCATTTGCCGCTCAGATAGCCAATGGCGAAAGCGTGCAGTCTTTGGCTGGTTCATACCTTGGAACAGCATCCAACCTGCTTGAAAAGCCAGCAGACAACTTCACTCTTGGTGATTTCACTGGAACCAATGGATTGATTACTAAAGCCTTACAGGGTGATGGGACAAACCCACTTCCACTTGACCAGTTTATGAGTCAAATCAAGGCTACTCCAGAATGGCTTACTACTGGCAACGCTCGTAACAGTTTGATGGATACGGCCAGTTCTATTCTTCAAGGATTTGGATTGGTGCACTAATGGCGACAACTGCACGAGTTAAAGACATGGACCCTGGTATTGACCCTAAAACGGTTGACACCGTTAAACCACCCACTACTACCAAACCAGACCCAAGCCAAACCTGGACCGCCTCAGATGGAACCGTTTTTACAGACCAGCGTGCTTTTGCAACCTATTCATCGGCCTTACTGGCATCTGGTACGGCAAAAACTGCCGCAGCAAATGCAGCCGCTACTGATGCCGCTAATAACACAATAAGTAACCAGAACGCTTTTGCCTTATTAAAGTCAACGCTTTCTGGTTATGGTCTTGATACAGATGGTTCTATCAGCAATGGCATACTTAAACTTCAACAAAGCAATTACGATGCCGCTACCATTCAAGCAATTATCCAAGACCCTGGCTCGATTAAGAATTCTGACCCAGCAATCTCTGGTCTTGCTACAGCATGGCAGACACGGTTCTCTGGCAACTACGGTCCCAATGGCCGTATAGCCAACGGATTAACGCCATTAAGTGCGGCTGATTACATTGCTACGGAAAATTCATATAACGACATTTTTCACGCGGCTGGTGTTCCAGCAGGGTTTTATTCAAGCCAAGAACAACTTGGAAACTTAATTGGTGGTGACATAGCCCCAACCGAACTTCAAGACCGTGTAAACACAGCGGCCAAGTCCATTGCCAACCAAGACCCATTTTACACCCAGACCCTTCAAAATTACTACGGGCTTACTCCTAGTGACATGATTGCTCACGCACTTGACCCAGAAACCGCTTTGCCACTCTTGCAACGTCAAACAGCCGCCGCTACCTTCGGTGCTGCTGGTAACCGTCAGAACATTGCAACCGACCAGGCTACAGCCGAGCAGTATGCGGCTCTTGGGGTAACCCAATCTCAAGCCGAACAGGGATTTGGTCAAATTGGAACTGAACTTAACACAGACCAGAAGTTAGCGGCAATCTACAAAGACCCTAACAATGTACAGTCTCAATTAGTTGCGGCTACATTTGGTGGTCAAGGCGGAGCACAGGCTCAAGTTGACCTTACTCACCTAAAAGCACAAGAAGTAAACCAGTTCTCTGGTTCTTCTGGAGTTGATAAAAACTCACTACGCGGTAGCGAAGTCACCGCATTTTAATCTTGCCCGACCCGCCAGCGTCGGTGCTACGTAACATAAGACTGGAAGTAGGAGCAGTTGTTTATTCCCCGATTTACAACTAGGCCTGCGTTTAACCAATAAGGGAGAGCCAGATATGGCAACAAAGACAGTAACAGATGACGAAGGCAATGAGTACACCATTGAGGTACCTGATGCGCCAGCAAATACAAATGAGGGTCCAGCCCAACTTCGTAAGGCGTTAAAGGCCGAGAAGGACCGTGCCGATGCCGCGGCCGCAGAACTTGCCAAATACCAGGCAAAAGAGCGGACTCGTGAAATCGAAACTGCTTTAGCAACAAAGGGTGTCAAGCCACAAATCGCAAAGTTCATTCCTGCGGATGTGACGGCACCAGACCAGATTGACAAGTGGCTAACTGAAAATGCTGATGTATTCGGCTTCCAGACCACTTCGCCTAATGATGGTCAAATAGACCCAGAGAGACAAACAGCAGCAGATGCGGCAGCCCGTATTCACGCCGCTACTCAGACTGGTACCACAGGAAGCGACCAAGCAGCGCTTGCGGCCAAACTTAGTGACCCTAACTTGACCAAGGCTGAACTTGACGCATTAACTGGTCTTGGGTACCAAACTCCAGGTCGTCCAATCAGATAGTCCATTCTAGCCCTCGAAAGGGATAAACGTAAATGGCAAACGCCTATAACTCCGTAACGTCCTCGGTTGGTACATCCGTTGTACAAACAGCCTATGACCGTTACATCGAAATGGCGCTCCGTGCTCAACCTATGGTCCGCGACCTTGCGGACAAGAAGCCAGTACAGCAAGCAATGCCTGGTTCATCCATTGTATTTAACATCTACAATGACATGACCGCCGCAACGACTGCTCTTACTGAGACGGTTGACCCAGACGCAGTAGCACTCGGTTCTACAACCCCAATTACCGTTACACTCAATGAGTACGGTAACGCATCTCTTACAACCCGTAAGTTGGAACTCCTTGCCTTCTCAGACATTGACCCAGCACTGGTTGACATCCTCGCGTTCAACATGTTGGACTCCTTGGACACAGTTGCACTTCAAGAACTCACTGGTGGCCCTAATGCCATCGGCGAAGTTTCTGGTAGCCGCGTATCTACATATGAAGGTAACTTCACATCAGGTACCGCTGGAACTGTGACTGTTACATCAACAGACACATTCCACTCACGTGACGTCCGCTTCGGTGTCGCCAAGTTGCGCGCCAACAACGTAGTTCCTCGCTCTGGCGAGTACTACTGGTGCGGAATCCACCCAGAGGTTTCACACGACCTTCGTGCTGAGACTGGTTCTGGCGGATGGCGTGATGACCACAAGTACGCGTCAGAAGGCGTAAGCCAATTCTGGCCAGGTACTATCGGCACCTACGAAGGTGCAATGTTCGTAGAGTCACCTCGTATGGCCAACTTCCGTGATGGCGTTGGTGGTACTGGTGCATCTGGAACATTTGGTACACCAACCTATGTCAACGCTACTGGTGGTGTTCGCGTATTCCGTACGCTGCTCGCTGGTAAGCAAGCATTGGCAGAAGCGGTTGGAGAAGAGCCACACATGGTTCTTGGACCAATCGTTGACAAGTTGGGTCGTTTCCGTCCAATCGGATGGTACGGTCTGCTTGGATGGAAGCGTTACCGCGACCCATCATTGGTCCGTATCGAAACTACCTCTTCAATCCACACTGGAGCCTAGTAGTTAGATAAAAATTGGTGGCCCCCTCTTCGGAGGGGGTTACCTCTCAACAAGAAGGAAATATGGCGACATACACATTTACAATGCCTAGCACCCGCGAGGGTCCAGCAGGTTTTGACTCATTGTTTTATCGCTATAAGTTAGACCGTGCAGATTCACTCATTGTTACCGCGGCTGGAGTCCCCACCCAAAAGCGCACATTTGAAGTGTCAGAAATTACCAACGCACAAGCCGCTGGTGGTTACGCATACATAGGTGGGCATGTTTACTCGATAACAGCCAACGAAGTGTCCCTGCTGACTACAGCGGGCTATGGCGCCTACATCACAGTTTCTTAGGGGATTTATGGACTGCAATCACATACCAAAGGTTGTCACATGGGGTATAGACAGAAAGCGTAATTGCAAGTCTATAGTTACCCTTTATGGTTGCACCAAATGTGACATTACTTGGAAGAAATTGCCCAAGTTTGAAGATAAAGAACCAGAGCATTTTCACACTGAATACGTGGAAGGTTGCTTTGCTTGTAAAGTCAAGACATTAGAATTGAACCCTGGAGATGCCTCAAGAGTTAACTCAATGCCTCAGAAAAAGTGGGACAAAGAGTTGGCCGACTACAGGTCTGCTCGCAAACAAGGTATACAACCAGCGGGTACAACCCGCAAACATATTGACGAGGCAATAGCCGCAAGTGATAGGTCTGGCATGGCTTTTAATGCAGACACTATGGGTAGCGCCAAGACAATGACTGCTGAAAAAGCAGAAGTAATGAAATTCCTAGATAACGTCAAATAAGGAGCAAACAATGTGCGCTAGTTGCGGATGCGGTAAGAACGTCACAACCCCACAGGGGTTGGAGCAAGCCAATTGGACTGGCCGTCCAGAGGATAAGTACGGCAAGTATGATGGTGTAGGTGGAACAAACAACCCAGGTAATAGCAAGTAATTTAAGGAGCAAAAATGGCCGCAGGAGACGGACTCACAACAGTCTATCATCTTAATCGTCTTGCTGGCACTTTGCTCAATGGAGTGCCACAGTTAGACTTCAACGGTGCCGCCACAACATGGGGCAAAAACGTAACTGGAGTTCAAGTGTCTCGTGGCATTGACGCTCTAAACGCCATCTACGCATTTCGCAATGGTGGCAAAAACCTCTATCTTGATGTCCCTGGGGTTTTGAACATGATTTATAACAACACTATGGGACTTGGTGAAGACGAAGCCGCTCGGAGGATTGTCTCGTAATGACATCAACATTTTTAGACCTAATCAACGAAACGGCAATTACCCTTTCGGGCTATACAGCCACCCAAGACCAGGCCACATCACTTACCAACAGCATGGCCGCAGGTGACCTTACATTTGTCACCAACGGAAGCATCCAGGTATCACGAGGTTTGGTTGAAATAGATGATGAACTTATCTGGGTAGATAGTTGGTCACCTTTAACCAATACGGCCGTAGTTCCCGCCTATGGTCGCGGCATGCGCGGGACTACAGCCGCCTCGCACAGCGCTGGTGCTCGCATCACCCTTGCTCCCACCTTCCCACGCTTTGAAATTGAACGTAATCTTAATGCCGCCATTGACGCTGTATACCCAGACCTTTATGGCATCGGAACAACAACCTTTTCTTTCTCCCCAGCGGTAAATACCTATTCCATCCCAGCAGATGTAATTAACGTCATCTCGGTAGCATGGCAGACAGTTGGTCCAACCAAAGAGTGGATTCCTATAAAGGACTACAGACTTGATTTGACAGCCGACCCTACCACTTGGACCACTGGCAAGACAATAACCCTTTACAGCCCAATTGTGGCTGGAAGAACGGTATCTATCAGGTACACCAACAAGCCACCAACTTTGGTAAATTTGACGGATATCTTTGAGACAACCACGGGCCTGCCAACCTCATGTCGTGAGGTTGTTATCCTTGGGGCAGCCTATCGTGTGGCAGCCTTTCTAGACCTTGGCCGTATTTCGGCAGTAGCGGCAGAGGCAGCCGCGGTAGGTGGTCAAGGAGCCAACCCAGTCGGTACTGGAGCCAACCTTTCGAGGATACTAAAGCAGATGTACCAAGACAGGCTTTTGACGGAAGTTAGACGTCAACAACAGCAATTTCCTCCACGTATTCACAGGACAAGATAGGAAAATAAATGACACTTCGCTATTACTCCAGCGTGGCGCAGGATACAACCCTGCAAGCACAGGTTCTTACTGGTGCTACAAGCATGTCGGTTGGCGCCACAATTGGCTGGCCCACATCCTATCCTTTTACCTTGGCTTTAGACTATGGAACATCTGCCGAAGAGTTGGTTGATGTTACAGGGGTTGCTGGTCTTGTAGCCACAATTTCACGTGGAGTAGATAGTACAACTGCCATCACCCACAATGCTGGAGCGACAGTTCGTCATGTGCTCATTGCTCGTGACATGCGCGAAGCCAATGCACACGTAAATGCTTCTACAGCAGTTCATGGAATTACTGGCTTGGTTGTGGGTAATACTGATACTCAGACCCTTACCAATAAAACTATCACTGGTGCAGGTAACAACATCATTCCATGGACAAACACCGCAATAGCAGGAAATACTACACTTGTTGCCCGTAACCAATATTTTCTAACCACATCTTCTCCTTGGACGCTTACACTTCCAGCAACACCCGCACAGGGAGATGAAATAAGAATACTTGATATTTCTGGTCAGGCGCAAACAAATAACGTAACCGTTAATCCCAATGGTCTTAATTTCCAAGGTTCTGTCCAAAACCTCATACTTGCTTACAACTATTTTTCAATTACATTGCTCTATACGGGAACCACTTATGGATGGAAGGTCGCATAAATGACAGTTACACTCACTTCTGCTGGAGGTTCTGGAGCACCTGCTCCAGCCCAATCCATTTTTCTCAATGCCACTCAGACCTCTGCATCGGCGACTGTCACGGTCGCAATTCCTGCTAATACTTACTCGGTAGTTGCTGACTATCCAATGCTAATCACTATCAACTCGGTTTCTTACCTAATCCCAGGAAACTCTAACCCAACGGTCATAACCGTGGCGGCATCTGCAACTTCCATGACGATTAAGAATATGTCACTAGGTTGCACTTGGGCGAATGGAACAATCCCACAAGCCGCAGCGGCTATCGCGTGGAACGGCACCGTTTTCTGCGCCGTTGTCAGCGGAACATTAATCGCTTACACAAGCCCTGATGGTTTGACTTGGACTCAGCGCGCACTTCCATCTTCGGCCAGTTGGGGGGCTATCGTTTGGAACGGAACAGTATTTCTCGCAATCCAAACGGGAATTTCTGGAACTGTTGCTGCGACAAGTCCTGACGGCATTACTTGGACAGCCCGAACTCTTCCAACATCGCAAGTATGGAACGCAATCGCGTGGAACGGAACAGTATTCGCCGCAGTTGGTGGGGCATCTTCTACGGTTTCCGCAACTTCTCCTGATGGAGCAACTTGGACAAATCGCACTATTACATCAGGAACTTGGGCATATATTGTTTGGAATGGAACTGCATTTCTTGCCACTCCTGCTTCTGGAACTGCTGCCGCGACAAGTCCTGACGGCATTACATGGACCGCTAGAACTTTGGCTTATTCGTTGACAGGGGCACCAACTTTGGCGGCAAGCAGTTCTCTTTTTGTCGTGATGTCGAATGCAACATCCACATACCAAACTTCTCCTGACGGCATCACTTGGACTCAGCGTTCACTTGGAACATCAAATGGAGCGCCTGGTGGAATTACTGCAATACAATTAGTCTATTACAATGCAACATTAGGAATATTTTTCGCAGTTGGAACTGCTCAACCAATAACAAATCTGAACCAAAACTTTCTTATTTTTTCGACAGATGGAATTAACTGGAAAATTGGTGCAATTTGGAATAATTACTACACCTATCCTCAAGTCATAACTCCTAACAACTCAGTTGCTTTCAACGGTTCTAACTTAATGGTAGATACGTATGGTCACACATCAACACTTCTTTCCAATCCATTCGGTATTTACTCACAGCCAACTACAACCTACTAAGGAATAAAATGACATACGTAATTGACGACAATAATGTGTTTGCTATCAGTGTATTTAGCGATGGAGGTGATATTCCATTTCTTTACCAACCAACATACCCAAATGGTGACATTTTTGGTTCGCATGATGAAGCAGATAAATGGGCCAAGGCTTATGAGGTTTACGTTGTAAATCCAAATGGACCATTCCCGCCTCAAAGCAAAGAAGAGGCAGTTAATGGAGTGCCAGCACCAGTAGCACCAGTTGTTGAAGCAACACCAGAGGTAACTCAGACCAATTCTGATGTGACCGCTGAACCAACAGTCTAATAAACAAATTTAAGGGAGTCTAGTGACTAGCGCATCTATTCACATTGCCGAGCGTCCAGTTGTACCAATTGGTCACGCTTACGGCTCAAGCACAACATGGCAAAATGTTGATGTTTTTTATGATTGCGCTATTGGCGGACTCCCTTTTATGTTTGCCACAGATGAAAAGTATCCATATTCTCGTTCGACAGCACCATATAGAAAACAACAGACAGATACCCAAAAAGAGCCTGGTGAGCAAAGTATCACTGGTTGGTGGCTTAGGTCACAATCTTCATTCCATTATGGAGCAGGTGCGCGCTTCCAAGAACCTATCATGGGCGAGAATGTCCAATACCGCTTTCATAAATCGGCTGGTGTTGAGGTATTTAATGCGGGTCGTGTAACGCTTCTCCCAGATGTAACCCAGATTAAAACTGTTACTAACACACCAATAATGATTTCAGCCAACTATCTTGGCGTAGACATGGTGTATTTTGCAGATGGTTCCAACCTGTATATGTACAATGGAACTACCACAACCACCGTTAACTGGGGTGGAACTGGAAACATTTTTGACCTTACCCAAGACGGGCTTTACTGGTATGCCATCAACGCTACTGGCATTTATCGTGGTCTGCTTAATGGTGGTGCTGGTTCTATAATCTTTACCAACCCATCCACACTTGGCACGATAACCGCTGGCAAACTTGGCTATGCCAAACAGCGCGTAATTGCTGGCATCAACAATGCCGTATATGAGGTTGTCCCAATCTCAACCCTCAACATTGTTGCCACAAGTCTTGTATCCAACGTGGGCACAATTTGGACTGCTACCCCGCATAACTACAATGTAGGCTATCAGGTTACCCTTTCTGGTGGTTTGCTTAACGCCGCCTATGCTGGCATTTGGGTTGTAACCTCAATTACATCCCCAACCTCTTTTACCATTGCCCACACTAACGCAGATATTGCATACGCCTCTGGTACACTTGGCACATCCGTTATGGTCGCCAACAACAACGTGCCAATTTATCAACACCCATCCTCTACATGGGTTTGGACTGGAGTCTGTGATGGACCAAACGCAATCTACGTCTCTGGCTATGCTGGAACCTCTGGGGCAATCTTTCGCCTCGCTCTTGACACCACTGGAGCAGTGCCACTGCTTAACAAAGCACTCACGGCGGCAGAAATGCCACAAGGAGAGTATGTAACCGCCCTTGGCTCATACCTTGGCAAGTATCTGATTATCGGTACCAACAAGGGTGTGCGTGTTGGACAGATTGATACTTCTGGTTGGTTGTCGTCTGGCTACATCACCTACGGCCCCCTTTCCTTTGTCACATCTGGTTTTGACACCGTTACCAACAGCGTTCTTAATGGTTCGCCAGTTACTAGCGTTGCTTTCCAAGACCGCTATGCCTACTGCACGGTAACAAACTACATTGACAATGGCGACGGAACATTCTGTTCTGGGTTGGTCAAGATTGACCTTTCCAAAGAGATTGCAACTAACCAATTTGGTTACGCAAGCCATCTTAGGACGCCAACCGTAACCGCCGCTTGTTCTGCCGTGGCAAGCCTTGGCAACAGCAATACGCTTATGTTCGGCATTTCTGGCGTAGGAATATACCAACAGTCTACAAATCTTGTGGCTAACGGATACCTTCAAATTGGACAAATTAGACAGTTTACTCTTGAGGATAAACACTTTGAGTTGCTCAAATTGCGTATGCAGGCAAACCAACTTGGAACCCTTGTAACCTCAGTTGTGCGCCCAGACCAAACAGTTATCCCGCTTATCAGCACAGATAACACCTTCGACTATACAGAAGACCTTACAGCAATTGATGCTCTCGACGATTCCCCTCAGCAATCAATTGGTCTTAGATTCCAGTTAACCGCTGGAAGCGGACAACAAGTTGGTACAGAAGATGTTTTCTTTGGATACCAACTCAAATCAATACCAGCAGTTAAGCGTCAACGTCTGATTCAACTTCCCCTGCTTAACTACAATTTTGGTAAAGATAGAAATAACAACAAAACGGGTTATATCGGTCAAGCCGATTACAACCGAGCAGCACTTGAAAACATAGAAAATGATGGAGACGTAATCACTTATCAGGATTTTAGCACTGGTGAGCAAGTTCGTTGCATTATTGAAGAACAAAAATACACCAGAATCACCGCCCCAGATAGAGCCTTCTCTGGTGATGGTGGGGTTTTGTATTGCACTATCCGTACTGTCTCATAAGGAATCTAATGAATCTCAACTCCTGGGCCGACTGGGCCCTTATTTTGTCAGGCTTTGGCGCTTTTCTTGGCGGCCTTGGAACTGGCTTTCTTGTTGTTATCCGCCACGTGGTTGACAAGAAATTCGATATTGATGTAAAGCCAATCCTTGAAAACTTAACACACGCAGTCAAAGAACTCAAGCCTAACGGCGGTGGAAGTCTTAAAGACACCGTTAACAAGATTTGGGACACGGTTCAGGACCTTACAAAGACAGACGGTAATCACGAAGCACGATTGGACGCATTGGAGAAAGAGTGAAGTTTTTTCACAAATTAGCAGACCTGGCCTCGTACTGGTTGGGAACACCCCAATCAATGCTTGCACACGCGCTATGGTGGTTAATTTGGTTTACTCTCCCCGTTGAGCCAAATCCGTACTCGCTTTTGACACTTATCGTCTCACTTGAGGCCATTATCATGTGTATATTGCTGTTGAACTCTGACGCACGCCAAGGTGAAAGAGACCGCAAAGCGGTCAAGAAAGACCTTGATGTTGACGTGGAGACGAACAAAACGGTTAACAAGATATGGGAGCATCTAAAGAATGACCGACTATAAACCAAGACCTGGTGATTTGGGCATTGTCCGAACCAATGGTTTTGCAGCACGCTTAATCCAGTTAGGCACTCTGTCTAGGTGGAATCACGTATTTGTCTATATTGGCAATGGTTTAATTGTTGAGGCTACGCCTAGCGGCGTACGCATTGGCTATGTCACACAGTACACCAACATTGTTTGGAACAAACATCAAATCTGGTATAACGAAGAAGAGAGCCGCGAGGCTATCGTTAAAGGAGCCTTTAAGGCTCTTGCCAAGCCATACAATTGGGTAAATATCCTCACAATTTTTTTCCGTATTATCGGACTCAAGGTCTTAGCCAATACCAAGTTGATGAAGAAACTGGCAGAGAAAGATGGCTACATCTGCTCTGAACTTGCCGAGGAACTTTATGTCAATACGGGCAATGCGCTCGTAACCAAACTTGCTGGGGTTACAACCCCTGGCGACCTTATCGAAGCGGTGGTGTTCATGTGACCGAAGTAATTTTAAGCAACCCAGGCAACTGGAGTGTTAACCGAGATGGCCATAAAATCATTCGTGGATATTTCCATAGAACCGCAGTAAAGGGCGATACAGCCGTTGGCGAGGGCGAGTACTTTCACAACCATTGCGTCAAGGCTTCATTTGACTTTGTAATTGACCTTAATGGCAAGGCTATTGAATCTGTCATGCCAAAAGACACAGCATGGGCTGTAAACGAGTGGGACGAGAACGAAATCTCTGTATCCATTGAGTTTACTGGTTTGAACGGTACACCGCTTACAATGGCCCAGATTAACGGAGCAATCCAAGCAATCAACCAAGAGACAAACCTTCGTCGTATCGCAAAGCACAGACTCTCCATTTCTGAGATTCCACAACGCCTTGTATCTGGCTGGGGTAACCACAAAGATGTTACCGTAGCCTACAACATTGCTGGTGGACACACAGACGGTATTACAGAAACAGAAATACAAGCCATTTTCAATGGCATAGTGAACTAGGGGAAACCATGAAGAAAACAATTATCTATTCGTACTTACGCCATTTGGCTGTTGGTGCTTACTTGGCCGCTCGCGCC